CCAGCTCGAGGGCCTGATCAACGACGAGCTCCGCAAGGACATCGAGGAGCGCGAGGACACCCAGATCCTCAACGGCAACGGGTCCGGGGAGAACATCACCGGCATCCTGAACACCTCGGGCATCCAGACCCAGGCGTTCTCGACCGACCTGTTCCAGTCGGTGCGCAAGGGCCTCACGCTCGCCCGCACCGTGGGCCGGGTGAACCCGAACGGGATCGTGATGAACCCGGCCGACGTCGAGGCTGTCGACCTCGCGCAGGACGCCAACGACCGGTACTACGGTCTCGGCCCGTTCGGCATCGGCCCCCGCACCCTGTGGGGCGTCCCGATCGTCGAGTCCGAGGCGATGGCCGCGGGGAACGCCCTCCTGGGCGACTTCTCCAAGGCCGTCCTCTGGGACCGCGAGCAGACCACGGTCACCATGACCGACTCCCACGAGGACTTCTTCGTGCGGAACCTGGTCGCGGTCCTCGCCGAGGAGCGCGTGGCGTTCGGCGTCACCCGCCCGAAGGCGTTCGTCAACGTCGACATCTCGGCCTGACCGGATGCCGTTCGACTACCCGGAGGCGGGTGGGCAACCGCCCGCCTCCGGCTCGAGCAAGGGAGCGCAGATGCTCAAGCCCTACAAGACGACCGTCAACGGCTACGAGACGACCCTGCTGCTGTCCGACGAGGACGCGAAGGCTCAGGGCTTGCTCAAGGAGCCGGCGAAGAAGGCGGAGGCCAAGCAGGCGCCGAAGGCTGCGAACAAGTCGCGCACGGCGAAGAACAAGGCGAAGTAGCTCGTGCCTGCCGAGCTCGCGGTCACCCTCGCAGCCACCGAGGACGAGCGCCTCGAACAGGCGGAGGCGCTCGTGCGCTCGTACTGCGGCTGGCACATCGCCCCATCTCGCGTCGACGCCGTCGAGACGTTGCGCGGGTACGGCGCGCAGCCGCTCCTGCTCGCTTCGCTGAACGTCACCGCGGTCGCCTCGGTGGTCGACGACGGCACCACGCTGGCGCTGACCGACGACTACACCTGGCAGCCGAACGGCGTGATCCTGCGCGCGGGCTGGTGGGGCACTGGCGACGTGGTCGTGACCTACACGCATGGTTACGACGACCCGCCGCCCGAGGTGACCGCAGTCGTGCAGGCGGTCGCCCAGCGGGCCGTGGACAACCCCGGCAGTCGGCCCCGTGACCAGATCGGCCCGTTCGCGCCGACGTACTCGCAGACGGGCTCCAATCAAGCTCCGGCACTGGCGTTGCTGGACGCCGAGAAGGCCGTCCTCGACCCGTACCGCATCCCGCCGAGGCCCTGATGAACGGCGAGACCGTCACCGTCCTGACCGCCGGCACGAAGACCGACCCGTACTCCGGTGAGCCGACGGAGGACTGGGACAACCCGACCACCCGCGACGTGACCACGATCGCCCCATTGGAGCCGCGCCCCTCGCAGGAGCCCGTGCAGGACGCGAGGAACGCCGTCAGCAACGGATGGACTGTCTACTTGCCCGCTGGCGATCCGGTGAGTCGGCTGAATCGACTCAGGATTCGTGGCGAGGTCTACCCAGTGCAAGGGACGCCGGCCGATTGGGGCGTGGGGATCGTCGTGCAGGCGTTCAAGACGGAGGGCTGAGATCTACGACGTCGGCCGATTGGTGTTTACCTCGATCGCAGCCAGTCGCTCACCGATGTAGCGCAGCAATTCGTTCTGCTGGGTCAGCAGGCCAATGATCTCGTCGTTCTGGGTCAGCCCCTCGATCGCCCGCTGGGCGTTGGCGCGATCTCGGCCCTTCTCCGAAGTGAACATGGCGAGGCGCTTCTCGCCGTGCCGCAGTTCTCTTGGGTCCTTTGTCATTCATGGATCGTATGGCGACTCGTCGGACAGGAGGCGGAGATGGCGAAGTTCCGGTTCAAAATGAACCACGGGAGCGGCGGCATCCAGGCGATCCTCAACGGTGCGCAAGGCATGGATACAGCCCTCGAGCGCGTGGCCGAGGAGAAGGCGTCCCGCGCACGCTCGTCGGCACCCGTCAAGTCTGGCGTTTACCGCGACAGCATCCACGTCGAGACGGTGCACACCGACCGGGTGAAGAAGCGTGTCATCGCCGACGTTCCGTACGCCGCGAAGGTGGAGGCCGACACCGGAAACCTCGGCAGGACGCTGTGAGCAGGCCGGCGGTCATCTTCCCCGATCTTGAACTGTGGGCGACGGGCTACCTTCGCACTGCGCTCGCGACGTACGGCTACCCGGGCATGTTCGTCTCCAATCAGCGCGGCACACAGCCGACTGCCGTCTGGGTGCGGCGCGACGGGGGCGCGCAGAGGGACATCGCCCATGAGATCCCACGCCTCGGCGTCAACGTGTTTGCCGCGACGGAGCAGGAGGTCGCCGACCTGGCGCGCACCGTCTCCGCGCTGCTCGTCGCCGCAGACGCTCCGCCGATCGCGCGAGTGACACAGGTCTCCGGGCCATCGCCGATCGCCGACAGCGGCCCGCGGCGGTTCATGACCTTCGAGTTCATCGTCCGCGGCGCCGAGCTCGCGCCGACCCCGTAAGGAGCGCAGCCGAAATGTCGCAGACCAAGAAGGTCACCCTGGCCTTTCCGTACATCGACGCCGATGGCAAGGAGCGCAAGGCCGACAGCACGGTCAGCCTGCCCCGCCACGAGGCGAACAGGCTCCTCGCGCGTGGCCTCGCGCGCGAACCGGAGGCACCCAAGCCGACGACCAAGAAGGCCGCCGCGAAGCACACAACTGAGGAGAGCTGACGCATGCCCGCTACGAAGGATCTCGCCAACATCCTTGGCGGCGGAGGCGATGACTCCGCCGTCTGGGTTGCCGCCAAGGGTTCGACCCTGCCGACCACGCTCGCAGACCCGGCCTCGCCGTTCGAGTCGGTCGGGTGGTTGTCCGTGGACGGCATCTCGTTCGCCCGCTCGGAGGACCGCCAGACGTTCCGCGCGCACCAGGGCGGCACGATCGTGAAGCGCAAGACGACCGGCGTCGACGACACGTTCAAGTTCCAGTGCCTCGAGACGACCGCCCTCACGCTGGGGCTGCTCTACAAGGGCGCAACCCCCACTGTGGCGACCGGTGTCGCGACGATCGCCGTCACGAACCAGGCCGTCGCGGATGAGCGGGCATGGGTGCTCGACGAGTTCCTCGACGACGGCAGCCAGCTCCGCTACGTGATCCCCGTCGGCTCGGCCGAGCTGACCGCCGAGGTCGCATGGAAGACCGACGACATGACGGTCTACGAGTTCACCGTCGGCGTGAACGGCGACTACACGGTCATCACCGACGCGCCCGCCGTCATCGCCTGACCCCTGACCCGACGCCCCCGGACCTTGCAGGCATCTGGGGGCGTCGGCCTGCCTGCAACCGCCTGCAAGAAACGAGACGCGACATGCCTGCACGGAAGCAGCCCCAGGACCACAAGGCTAAGGCGGACGCGCCCGCCAAGGCCGAAGCCCAGGAAGCCGTCATCGAAGTCGCCTTCGGGGGCGAGCACTACACGATCGACCGCACCCAGGCCGACAACCTCGAGCTGATGGAGTTCGTCGAGGATGAGCAGTACATCAAGGCGCTCCGCGGCTACCTTGGCCGCGAACAGTGGGATCGCTGGAAGGACTCGCAGCGAACCGAGGACGGGCGGGTCCCGGTGGCACCGTTCGAGGACTTCCTGAACGCGATCATGGAGGCGATCGGGGGAAACTCCTCGGGCTCGGCTACTTCCTGAGGAGGCACGCTGAGCCACTCGAAGCCGACTTCCAGCGCTGGTACGGACTCGATTTGCTCGACCTGTGGCGCGGGAAGATGACACCACGCAGGGCTGGGGTACTGGCTGCCAATCTTCCGCACGGCTCGACCGTGTGGCTGGCGCAGGGCCAAGATGCCGGCTGGTCCGTCGAGGCGCAGCTCTTGGCACAGGCGGTCGATGCCCTCAATGGGGCCAACTGGCAGCGCACCGCCGGGAAAGGCGCCAAGCCGAAGCCTGTCGACCGACCTGCTGCGCTGCTCAAGCGCGCCCAGGCCACTGAACGCAACGCCGCCCGGGCGGCCCGGTTCCTTGCCCGCAGACGAGTCCGAGGAGGCACCGCGTGAGTGTCAACGTCGGCAGTGCCTATCTCGAGATCATCCCGTCGGCCAAGGGCTTCGCCAGCAAGCTGCAGGGCGAGGTCGGCTCCTCGGCCGCCGGCGTCGGCAAGGCGGCCGGCGAGAAGGCGGGCAAGGGCTTCGGCTCGGCCTTCGGCGGCCGCGTCAAGGCGATCATCGGGGCCGGCGCCGCCCTTGCGGTCGGGGCGACCGCGATGGGCTTCCTCCACGGCTCCATCGACGAGGCTCGCGAGTCGCAGAAGGTCGGCGCGCTGACCGCTCAGGTCATCAAGTCCACCGGCGGCGCGGCCAACGTGACCGCGAAGCAGATGGGCGCCCTGTCGACGGCGATCAGCAACAAGACTGGCATCGACGACGAGCAGATCCAGTCCGGCGCCAACATGCTCCTGACCTTCAAGAACATCAGGAACGAGGCCGGCAAGAACAACAAGATCTTCGACCAGGCCACCAGCATCACGACCGACATGGCCGCGGCGATGGCCGCCGCCTCGGGTGGTCAAATCGACCTCAAGTCCTCGTCGATCCAGGTCGGCAAGGCGCTGAACGACCCAGTCAAGGGAATCACTGCCCTCGGCCGGGTCGGTGTGACGTTCACCGATCAGCAGAAGAAGCAGATCAAGTCACTGGTCGACTCGGGCAAGACCATGGATGCCCAGAAGATCATCCTGCGCGAGCTGAAGTCGGAGTTCGGCGGCGCGGCTGCCGCCACGGCCACGAACGGCGACAAGATGCGCGTCGCCTTCGGCAACCTCCAGGAGCAGATCGGGACCGCCCTCCTGCCGGTGATCGACAAGGTGCAGAAGATCCTCACGGACAAGGTGATCCCGGCGGTCTCCAACTTCTTCTCCCAGATGCAGAGCGGGGAGGGGACTGGCGGCAAGGTCGCCGACACCTTGGGCAAGGTCGCCTCGACCCTCGGGACCGTGTTCGGCTTCCTGGCCAAGCACAAGGAGACGGTGGTCACCTTCGTAGCCGTCCTCGGGGCCATGGCTACAGCGTTCGCTCTGGTGAACGCGGTCATGGCCGTGAACCCGATCTCGCTGGTCGTGCTCGCTCTGGCCGGTCTCGTGACGGGGCTGATCATGGCCTATCGCCACTCGGAGACCTTCCGCAAGATCGTCGACGGGGCGTTCCGCGGCATTGCAACGGCGGCCTCGTTCATGTGGAACAACGTCGTCAAGCCCATCTTCAAGTTCTGGGTCAGTACTTGGTTCACGGTGATCGGTGCGATGGTCAACGGGGCGGCCCGTGCCTTCGGATGGGTGCCCGGCATCGGTCCCAAGCTCAAGGCGGCCGCGGACAAGTTCAACGACTTCCGCGACCGGGTCAACGCCGCCCTCGACGGCATCCACTCCGTCAAGGAGATCCACCTCAACGTCACCACCAAGCAGTCGGTTCTGATCTC